ATCGACAAAGAAATTGAAGGCATCGCCAACAAAATGATCAAGGGCAAAAAGAAAGCTGCCCCGAAAAAGCCAGAAGAACCTACGGACGCTATGGGTTGGCTGAAGAAAGCATATATCGATGCTGATCCCGAAGATGGCGCACCCAAGGTAGGAGACATCGGCTATGTCTAAAAAAGGGGTGATACAGCAAACACCAGAGCGTCGTACCGACATGCACTTTGATGAAGTGGACAACACGATCCTTTTTAACACTGTGCAGGACGTCACATCTGTTCTCGAAGAAAACAAACGGCGAATGAATGCGTACGGCGACAAGCTCACGATGGGTAAACGTGGTGAGTGGCATCACGCGGCTTCTATTCCAGTCACGATCTGGGAAAGGTGGATGAAAGAAACCAACGGAGCTATTGAAAAAGATATGAAGTTACTCGCCCGGTATGTGAACGATCCCGATTTCAAATATTTCAAAGTAGCACCAACAACCCTATAGGCAAAATTATGAAAAATGTAAACAGCAATGTTTTCAGACCGGGGGTCACGCAAAGCATATCTGCTTCTACATCAAGTGCGGCCACTAGTAATGCGTTTGCAACGCAAATTAATGATGTAATGGTAACGGCGACAGCCGCTTGCTTCATCACATTTGGTACTGCACCCACAGCAACTGCATCCCATGTTTATGTGGCTGCTGGCACACCTTATTTCTTCCGGGTGAGTGAAGCGAATAAATGCGCTGCGATCACGGCTTCTGGAACATCTACAGTATATGTGACTGAATTAAGCAGATGAAGCAAGTTGCTATATCTGTAGTACCTAATCGGATTCGCCTGGGGTTTCATGGAGAGGGTGTTCCTTTGGGAGTGATGTATCCATCGTATCCCTATCAATACGGATATTTAGCTCTACATTAAGAGAGATTTAATGGCTATAAATACATATTCAACTCTCCAATCGTCAATAGCCGACTGGTTAGATAGGGATGATCTGACATCACGCATTCCTGATTTTATTACTCTGGTAGAAACCAGATTCAATCGTGAATTGCGGATTCGCCTAATGGAAACCACAACCACGGATTCAACTGTTGCAGGCACCAGAAGCTATGCCCTGCCAACATCTTATTTAAGTGGCCGTAACTTCTCGCTCAACACGGACCCTATTACACCGCTTGAATACCTAACGCCGGAAATGATGGATAGGCTGTGGGCAGGCAGCGCATCCGGTAAGCCGTTGACCTACACCATCATTGGTGACAACTACCATCTCGGCCCCGCCCCCGACGCTGTTTACACCGTTGAGATCACTTATTACAAACAGGTAGACGCACTTTCGGACGCATCACCAACCAATACGATGCTGACAAACAATCCTGACGTTTACCTTTACGGCGCTTTGCTCGAATCTGCACCATTTTTACAAAACCACCCGGACATACTGGTGTGGAAAGGTGGGTATGACGAGGCAATCAGCAAAATCCAAAAAGCAGATGCACTGGATCGTCACTCAGGCTCTGTTTTGAGAATCATAAACACATCAGGTAATCCGTAATGGCACTGGAAACCGGAAATTACGTCAACGATCTTGTCATCACCAACCCCGCAGCGAGTGATAATGTCTCAGCCGGAGATGACCACCTGAGATTGCTGAAGAAAATTATCAAGCAATCCTTTCCCTCTGTAGACGCGGCTGTCAACGCAATCCACACCTCTGCATCCGCACCGGCAACCAGTATCTCGGCAGGACTGCTTTGGTTCGACACGACAAATAATCTACTCAAATTAAGAAACGAGGCCAACGATAACTGGATAACTCTTGCCGTATCGGTTGCAACTGATAACTCTGTGGATGTAAACGCAGGCACTATAGATGGGGCAGTTATCGGCGGCTCTGCTACTGCCGCTGGCACATTCGCCGCACTGGAAGGCACTACGGTAAAGGCCACCACGTCGCTGACACTGGATACCGGTGTGGATGTGGTGTTTGAAGGTGCCACGGCTGATGCTTACGAGACCACCGTAACTGTTACCGATCCCACCGCCGACAGGACGATTACCCTGCCCAACGCCACGGACACCCTGGTAGGCAAAGCCACCACGGACACACTCACCAACAAGACAATGAGTGGCTCGTCCAACACCTTCTCTGCCATTCCCAATTCCGGCCTGGCCGACATGGCGGCAAATACGGTAAAAGTCAGGGACGCCAATTCATCCGGCGCACCTTCGGATGTGGCGGTTACGGATACCCAGATCCTTATTGGCGACGGCACCGGCTTTACCGCCGCCGCATTATCCGGCGATGCATCCATGACCAACGCCGGTGTGGTGACGGTAGATTCCATCCAGGGTACTGCCGTCAGTTCCACAAGCCCGACAAACGATCAGTACATGAAGTATTCATCTACCTCTTCAGAATGGCAGATGGTATCTATCGTCGGTACTGACAAGCTGACAACCAAAGGCGACTTGCTAGCTTACAACACAGTCGATTCAGAAACCCGATTTGGCATTGGCACGAATGATTATGTTTTAACAGCAGATTCCACGGCAACCAATGGGTTTGACTGGAAAGCAGCCAGCGTAGCAGATGGCACAGTAACTAATGCCAAGTTGTCTGACATGGCGTCCAATACCATAAAGGTGCGGGACGCTAGTTCATCAGGTGTTCCTTCGGACAAAGCTGTAGCAGATACTCAAATTATCATCGGCGACGGTACAGGATTTACAGCTGCTTCATTGTCAGGCGATGTAACCATGACTAATGCTGGAGCGGTTACCATTGCAACGGATGCGGTAGATATTCCAATGCTATCTGCAACTGGCACAGCCTCTGCAACAACTTATTTAAGGGGTGATAATGCTTGGTCAACAATAGAAACTGGAACCTCATGGCAATCGGTACAAACCACAGGATTTACCGCTGTTGCCGGAAATGGTTATCCATGTAATACAACTTCTGGAGCATTTACGGTAACACTTCCAGCCTCCGCTAGTGTTGGTGACACTATTGAATTGGTTGATTATGCTGGCACTTGGGATACAAATATACTAACCCTTGATCCTCAGTCTCTAAATCTGAAGGGTGCAACCACTGATTTATCATTGGCATATGAGAGGCAGGGTGTAAGAATAGTTTATGTGGATGCAACGCAGGGTTGGGTGGTTGCTTCAGGGGCTAATGAATCTAATCCCGCCGCTCAAGCACCAGCATATATGTCGGCAACAGGCCCAGATACAGCGGCGGGTGTAACAGACGGTGATTATAAATACCATATTTTTACCGCTACCAAAACAGGATCAAATGGATTTGCTGTTTCTTCAGTTGGCAATGCGGCGGGTTCTAATTCTGTTGAGTATCTGGTTATCGCGGGTGGCGCTGGTGGTGGTGGATACTACTATGCCGGTGGTGGTGGGGCTGGTGGTTTCAGGAATTCCTGTGTTGGTGACACTCTTTCTGGTCGCAGTTCATCGCTTGAGTCAAAGTTGGGTGTTTCCGTACAAAACTATAATGTGACGATTGGCGCTGGTGGTGCTGCACAGACAACTACCCTTACTTACGGTAATGCGGGAAGCGACTCCGTTTTCAGCACAATTACTTCTACTGGCGGAGGTTCTGGTCAGGCTGGCAGTGGTGCGCCAACTTCTGGCGCTGATGGTGGTTGTGGTGGTGGCGGCACTGGTTCGGGATGGGATACTTCTGGTGCCGGTGGTGGTAACGGAACTGTTGGTCAAGGAGGAGATGGTGGAGCAGCCTCTGAAGGACATGGTGGAGGTGGCGGAGGCGCTAAAGAGAATGGTGCAGACGCTACTGGTTCAAACTCAGCCAGTGGTTCTGGTGGTGATGGTGGTGATGGATTACCGTCTGTAATTAGTGGTAGTACCGTAACTCGCGGTGGTGGAGGAGGCGGAGGCGCTTATTCCACTTCAGATATGAGGGGCGATGGTGGTGCGGGTGGTGGTGGTAATGGTGGTGGTGGTAGTGGTCAAGGCGCTGCATCTGCCGGTACAGTAAATACAGGGTCTGGAGGTGGGGGAGGAAACCACACCAATTCCAGTTCTGAAGATGGCGCTGCTGGCGGTTCTGGTATCGTTGTTATCCGCTACAAATTTCAGAACTAGGAAAATAATATGGCACACTTTGCAGAATTAAACTCGTTCTTAAAGGTTGTTAGAGTAGTGGTTGTCGATGACGAGGACACTAAAGAAAAAGATGGGATAGAGACAGAATCCGTTGGGGCTAAATATTTAAGTGGTGCGTTTGGGGGCACTTGGGTACGGACTTCCTACAATACAACTCTCGGAACACATAAATTGGGGGGCGCCCCGTTTAGAAAAAACTATGCTGGGATAGGATTCACCTACGACGTAGAAAGAGACGCATTCATACCACCGAAAAATTACCCCTCTTGGGTATTAGATGAGACAACCTGTTGTTGGGAAGCGCCAACCCCTAAACCAGAAGGCGATTATATTTGGAACGAAGACACACAAGTATGGGATAAGGCGAAGCACCCGAAGCCTTGATGTATAAATTTCCGCGACGGCGGCTTGGACCCCGTAGCTTAAATAGTGCGGGGGAATGATAAACGACACATGGATAATAAATGGCTCTGATCGCAATGGAAAATGTCGGTGAACTCGGCATTGTTAAAGACTTCTCGCCGTGGCAGTTACCCCAGAACGCATGGTCGGACGGGAATAACGTAAGGGTATGGCAGGGGTCTATAGAAAAGATACTTGGTTATGCCGAGGTCATGTCCAGTTGTCCTGTCGCTCCTTATCACGTTACCTTTTTACAGTCCGGCACGAACAAGTATTTTATCGTCGGTGGGCTGGCTAAGATTTATGTCCATGATGGGACAAGCTGGACAAACATTACAAGACAGTCCGGCGGCAGTGATGTCGATTACTCAGCCACCGCAAAAGAGGGCTGGACCTCTACCCTGATCGGTGGTGTGCTGGTGATGACCAACGGGTTTGACGACCCGCAGTTCTGGGCCTTGTCATCCGGTGTGCCGTCTACCTCGACCAAGATGGACGACTTGTCCAACTGGCCTGCCTCTACAGAATGTAAATCACTAAGAGCATTCCGATCATTTCTAATTGGATTAAACATCACAGAGTCGAGTGTGAACTATCCGCGCCTGGTGAAGTGGTCTACGGAAGCGGCTACGCAGGCAGTCCCATCCAGTTGGGACGATACAAATGCCACCGTTGATGCTGGCGAGATAGAACTTTCTATGTCTACCGCGCCGATAGTGGAAGGAATGCCACTGCGCGATACCTTTATGATCTACACGGAGCAGGAAACCTTTTCCATGACGTTTGTGGGAACACCGTTCATATTTTCATTCCGCATGTTGTCTCCATCTGTCGGTGCAATGGCGAAAAACTGCATTGCGGAATTTGAAGGGGGTCATTTCATTTTCGGTCGTTCAGACTTCTATCTGAACTCAGGTGACAGAATCACACCGCTGCTGCCCACCAAAATGCGGGATTATGTATTCGGGTTTATAGACGGCGAACAGACACAGAAATCGTTTGTTGTGTCCGACGCGGGAAGAAATGAAATCTGGGCCTGTTTTGTCTCGGCAGATTCAACATCCAACCAGGTAGATAAAGCGGTCATCTGGAACCATGCCAACAACACCTTCACCATCCGAGACTTGCCGGATCTAGCGCATATCGGTACGGGGGTGATCGACAACCCCAACTCATTCTCGACCTGGACAGCCGCCACAGCCACCTGGGCCACAGCAGAAGGGCCGTGGGCGCAGTCGTATGACAAGTACGAAGATGTGTTGGTGTTTGCCTCTCCAACAAATACCAAGCTCTACCGTGACCGTTCCGGCAATACCGAGGACGGTACTAATATGACGAGTTACATCGAGCGCACAGGGTTGTCGCTTACGTCACAAGGTACACCGGATCAGACCACGGTTAAAAGAATAAAGGCCGTGTGGCCGAAGATGCACATATTGAACGAGGATACGGTTGATTTTTATGTGGGTACACAGATGAGTACCGAGGAAGCCGTGACCTGGAAGGGTCCGTTCACATTCAACCCGGATAGCCAATCCAGGGTGAGCTGCCGGGCCAGCGGCAAGCTGTACGGTATAAAAATAGAGAGTACAGGCAATACGTCCTGGGAACTGAGCGGTCTTGAATTTGAACTGGAAGACGCTGGGCGCAGGGGATCGAGGGCGCACACATGACAATGGCGTCTGTCAAGAAGGTCAAGTCAGTTGTTCGTTATGAACCTGGACCTTTACCGGAGAGAGTTGAGGATTTAGGTGTTTACGTTGTAACTGAGCTGAATCGCCTGGGGAACATCCTTTTGAATCAATCATTGCTCCGACTTGAGCAAACCAACACTGCGCCAAGCAAGCCCAGGATAGGCGATATTCGGTATTCTGATGGTACGAACTGGAATGCCGGTAGTGGTGAGGGTATTTACTTTTACAACGCCGCAGGCAGTTGGGTAAAACTAGGGTAGTACAAGTTCGACCTGACGATGTTCAGTCGATTTGGCCTCTAGTAGAACCGCACTTAGATAAGGCTACCCCCCATTCTGAAGGGGAAATGGAAGCGCAGGATTTCCTGCCGTTTCTATCTAATTCAGAAATGCAGCTCTGGATTGCGGTGGAAGAACGGGAAGTTCTCGCTGCGATGGTCACGCAGCATATCCCTTATCCACGCAAAAGAGTTTTGCGGGTCGTGTCTATCGGTGGTGGCGATATGAACAAATGGTTTCCGTTTTACCCCGAGCTTGAGAACTACGCTAAAAGTTTGGGGTGTTCGCATCTTGAAGCCTGGGGACGTAAGGGCTGGGGGAAGATTTTGAAAGGCTGGACTAACAGTTATCACATTTTCACAAAAGAAATTTAATTATGGCATTTAGTGACGAAGATTACCTCAATTACATATTGTCGAATCCTGATTTGCGTGAAAACGCAGAAGCCGAGGGGTTGACCCAAGCTGAAATGGTAGAGATGGGGGAATGGCATTGGACTACTTACGGTGAAAACGAAAATAGGCAGAATACCCCAGCAGCAGTAACTAACGACGAAGGTTATACAGAAGCTCTAACATCAGATCACTATCAAGGGCGAGATGTTTACGACGTTTTGCAAGCGTCTGTAAGGGCTGGTGGTTACGATCCCTCTCTAATGTGGAAATCTCGTGAGGATATAGATTCTGCGTGGAACCAATTGATGTTTAACGCGCAAAACTGGAATCTAAACCCGGATAATCCTTATAGGTCAGGTATTCTTGACAACACTATAGCTGTTGATACTGGTGTGGGGCAGCTTTACGACACTGGCGATGATCGCTTTCTTCAAGACCGTTATGAAACCGGTTATCAGCGCAACGACTTCCCAGACGATTGGGTGACAGATGGTGAGTGGACTGGCCCACCTGAATTGTCGAAATATTGGGATGCTCTCTCAACTGCTGAACGTGACGAACTGGGTGATTTGAAGTCAACGATTCCGCGACCCGAAACCGGTTGGGCTGTAAGTCCCGCAGACATGTCGGGCCTTTTAGGTCCGGGCGGAGGTGATGGCGGTTTGGCTGGTGGAAATATTACCTATCCATTCTTAAACCAGGCTGGCATAGGACAAAACCTGGCCTACAAGCCGTGGATGCCGCAAGCCTGGACAGCAGATCCAGATAAAAATTACCAGGGTATCCCCGGCGGCGATACCGTTAGGGATCTTTTGTACTACTACGGTGGTGAAACCCCGATGGGTGTTCCCGGCGGTTGGGAGTCGGTTGACCCACCCGGAGCCGCGAAGCCAGTTTATCCAATCACCCGCACACCGCTTTTCCCGACAGGGAAGTTATCGGAAGTCTTCCAACCTGGAACTGGTAACGGAGACAACGGAGATAACGGAGATAACGGAGATAACGGGGATAACGGGGATAACGGGGATCTAATAGACACCTACGGTGCCTTACTCAGCAACTACGTTCAGAGAATGGGGGTAACACCAGGAACTGTCGGCGATTATATGTACCGTGTAACAGGTGATCCTTACAAGGTAAGCGGAGTTAGAGGCGGCACTGGACCGGACAGGGCGTATGACAGTTATCGCGTTCCGTTGATGGTTTAT